AACAAATTGTTTCCGTGTGTTCCCGCTGTTCTAGCCGCAAATGTACCTACTGTACCTTGACCTGTGGAGTAATTGTTTTGGTAATCGTCAGTATTCTTAATTAGAATGCTTGAGCCTGAAGCTGTCGCATTTGCTAATGACGTATTTTGGGCTCGTACTACTCTTAAAGCATTACTATATTGTAAGAAGTTAGCCGCTGTGAAAAAATACTCAAACGTACTTGAGTCAGGTTTTCCAAACGTATCTACTAATTCTTGTTCACTAGAAATAGAAACTATTTCATCAACAGGACCTTTAGCAAATGAACCCGCAACTGCACCAATACTAGTTGATACTGCTGGGATTATATTTGTTAAGTCTCTTTCTTGTACGAGAACACCAGGTGATACTTGAAATGCCATAGGTTAATTCTCCTCTTTAATTAGCTAATTGTTTATGTTTATCAAAATTCGTAAGTTTTCTTACGCCCATAGTCAAACTTTTTATCATTGTAGATATTTATAATAACCCAAAACTACAATTATTGACCCTTTCGTGTGACTGGAAACCATCTTGTACCATATTCGTCTATTGTTTCTTCGTGTAAAGGATCGCTGTTTATACCATCATCTACAAACCCAAAGGGCGCCATATCTTGTTCAATTAGTTTTTCTTGTTCCATATACATCTGACTTCGTATATTTGAGTCAGATAATTCTTTGAAATAGGGTTGATTTGATAACCACCCAAATATAACTAAACACATAACTAGGTCATCATTTGTACCCTCTTCTGCTTGCCAACTATTACCTTTACGAGAAAAAGTTGACATTTCTTCAATTATACTAAAATCGTTAATTAATAGTTTATCACCCTCCATAAGCGTCTTAAAATTCGCACAGCCTACCTTTTTTATTTGTTTTGTCATTCGTACCCCTAGTGAAGTACCTCTACCTGAAAACATCGCCCCTAATATTTGACCCGCTCTACCCTTTTGAGTTGTCATTAATATATTAGGATATTCTAACTCATAATGCATCGCTTCAGAAATCGCTTGACCCAAGTCATTTACTTCTACTAAAACGTGTGCCTCATTATACGCTTTACAAGTTTGAGCAACTATGTTGGGAAAGACAAATGGTTTGACTTCATTATTTTTATATGTCGCCACTACTTCATAGTTTATTTTATCACCTGTTTTAGTGACATCAAATATTATAAACGCAGAGTAATCTTTATTTGTGCCTCTGGCGACATCAACAGTACAAACATAAAGACGATCTTTAGATGGTCTTTTAAACATTTTTAAACCACCTTTAGATTGTATTGGGTCTATGTAAACTGTGTTCTTAATTTTTGCTGGTGAGATAAGTGTATCAACACTACCTAAAAATTCACACTCAAACTCTTGTGAAAATTGTTCTTCACTAGTGTTTCTTATCGTGTCTTCTTTCCACTTTTGATCTCTACCTGGTACCTCTGACCAATGTACTTCTATTGGTATATAATCATTTCTTTTATTTGTTGCATCAGTCCAAATTTTATAAAACTGATTCATACCGTGAGGTGTAGATACTATAATTAGTTTTGTTTTTGTACCAGATGATATTGTAGGATAAACTGAACTAAAAAACATATCTGATATATTTGCTGGTACGAATGCAAACTCATCTAAAAATATAATATTATAAGAACCACCCCGAATGGCAGATGAAGAAGTTGCCGCTGCAACAATGGTTGATTTATTTTCTAATTCAATGTTACCTTTGTTCCAATTGATAATACCTTGTTGTAACCACTTTGGTAAATTTTCATAAGCAAGTTGTAAACGACCTAGTATGTCTCTTGCCGTAGATGATTTGTTAGCAAGTATCGCTATGTTTGAATTAGGATTAAATAAAGCATAGTGTAAAAGATAAGAAATTGTTGTTGTTGATTTACCTGATTGCCTAGGTAATTTACAAATAGTAAATCTATTATCGTGTATTGTTCTAACAATCTTTTTTTGAAAGTCATACATCTTAAAAGGCACAAGACCTTCGTCAAGCGAAACTATACGAACATAGTTTTCCATAAAATATAAAGGATCTTCAGCGCACTTTTGAAATTCTTTTACTTCGTGTTCACCAAATTCAACTGGTGTATTTACTTTCTTTAAATTAGGATTACCTAAATATGCGTCATTACTCATACACTATTGCCTCTATGTGAGTATATCCTAGTTGTACTGCTCTTGTAACTCTTTGACCACCTTTGTAAACACTATATAATTTTTCAATATAAGGTTTACCACCCACACCCATTCTTTGAGTTTTACTAACCTTATGTTTAAACACTTCAATAGGTTGTTCCATAATATTAGTTATCTTATCTACACCTTGATCTAATTTAACATTATACTTATGATAATGTTGATTATAAGTCAAATCACTAATCTTTAGTATTTGTTTCCTTGGGTGTGATGTTTTTGCCTTCAAAGTTTTCATTTTCTTTTTTACGTTCACTATTTGTTTCAACAGTTTTTTTGTTTAACATTTTTTGTAATTCTGCTGTTGATCCTACAAATAACGCATTTTTAATATTGGCGTTAGCAGTTTTAGGCAACTCTTTTAAATCTTTTAGTTTCTTTTGTAAGTCTTGTAATTTGTCAACTGTACCAGCGACTTGACCAATTAGTTGACCAGCGACTTCATATGCTCTAGGGTGTTGACCCTCTCTAGCAATATCAAGTATACCTTCAATCGCTTCTTGTCCTCTTTCAATTAGATTGTAATAATTTTCTCTACTATATTTGTAGTCGTTATCAACGTCTTCTTTTTTATCGTCTTCTTTACGAGGAACCGCTGGTTTAAATTCTTGTTTGACAACTTCTTTTTTAGGTTCTGGTTTATCTATACCTAAAATTTCATTGACCTTTTCTTCTAATTTACTCATATTAATATTTATGAGTTTATTTTTCTACCTTTAAACCATGCGGGTAAACCAAGATGTGGTCTTTGGTCAAACATATTATCATCTGCGCCAGGTGAAAACGAATTATTATAATGTAAAAATACTTGTGCACAATCTTGTCCGATAAATGCTTCACGCCAATGTTCAAGTATCATACCTTTATAAACTAACATATCGCCTGGTTTTAATATTACTTTTGTGCCTTTATTATCTGTTTTAGATGGAAAACCATCTTCTGGTAATCCTACATTTTTCTTTGCCTCTAAATAAATTGGCCATTCATCACCACCCAAATTCATTGTTGTTGATATTTCACATGAAGGCCTATCTTTATGATATTTTAACTCTTCTCCATTTTGATAGATTCGTGAATAAGTGTACGCTGGGATTAGCTGAACCCCAATCATATCACTTAACTTTGGAGCTAGTCTAGCAAGTAATGTGTCAAATAACGGATCTCCATAAATAGACCAGGATAGTGGACATTGTTGATCATCGCCCCCTAAACTAACAGGCGGTACTAACAATCCAGCTTCTTTTTTTACAAACAAATAATCAGTCATAAGGGAAGCTACCTCATGACTGATTACATCATTAAAAACTACATATTTTTGATTCTGAAACATTTCAGCAATTGAACTCATAATACATTTCCCCCTTTATTAGAGTATACTCAAATTATATCTTAAATTTTTAAAGTAGTCAAGAAGAAATATAAATTATGAAGTCGCTGGTAGGTGTCGTACTGATACAACTGTACCGCTCGAAACAGCCGCTGTATTGTTAAGAGTTAACGTTGTTCCAGAAACGATATAGTTGTTAGAAGGAGCTGCAGGAGATTGTAATACGCCGCCAACTACAACCATGATAGAGCTAGAGTCTGTTGGGGTAGTAGAAAGTGTAAAGGTATTAGCTGATCCTGTCGCGCTAAAGATGTCATTTTGTAGATTAGAAGTGGAAGTAGAACTTAATATATATCTAGCTTCAATTTCTGTATTTGCTGAGATAGGTGTAGTATTTGCAATAGTTAGTGTAGATCCACTCACAAAATAATCATCTTCTGGAGTTTGTAATAATCCGTCAATAGCAACAAACATATTTGTAGCGTTAGACACACTTCTTGACATTGCAAAAGTATTAGCTGACCCAGTTGCTACAAACACCTGAGAAGAATAAGAATAAGCTATCTCAACACTTGTTGCTGTTACTGTGACTGTATTCGAAGTTCCTGTTGCAGTAGCACTAAGCCCTGACCCAAATACAACGTTTGCAGTAACTCCGTCAATCACTCCTCCTGAACCTTCTACTACTATACCACTAGAAGTTGCAAATGTTGAGTTCGCATAAGTACCAAAAGTATCTAAAATAGTTTTATTAGCTGTAATAGAGGATGCGTTAGTAGTTACATTGTCTTGTACCGTGTTAAGGTTAGTATCAGTAGCAAAAGTTGAATTAGCATAACTTCCAAAAGTATCTGAAATAGTTTTGTTATTTGTAATAGTAGTAGTGTTGGTAGCTACGTTATCTTGTACCGTATTAAGATTAGTGTCGGTAGCAAAAGTTGAATTAGCATAACTTCCAAAAGTATCTGAAATAGTTTTATTAGCTGTGATGGAACTGGAGTTAGTAGTTATATTAGTATTAGCCCCTGTCATTCCGTGTACAATTCCAGAGGTATCAACAGCAACTGACCCAAACTCTACCTGACCGTTAGACGAGCGGTAAACTAAAGCATCTCCGTTTGATGCTCCTGTAACATTAATAAGTTTTGGATTAAGTTTATCTATAGCCATTAAATATCTCCACCATCAATTTCACCTGGGAATACGAACTGTAGATATCTTACATCTACATTTACTCCAGCAGGTAAAGGACTAGAGTTTGAAATTGTTAGAGTTGTTCCGCTTACCACATACGTATCTGGAGACTGTACCAATCCATCCATGAATACTAAAATATTATTTACATTTGATACACTCTGTGTCATTGTGAAAGCATTAGTAGTAGCGTCTACTGGATAATTAGAAGCTCCAACATTAGCAGCTGCAGTTGTCAAAAAGTTTGAGTTTGCATAAGTTGAGTAAGCATCTAAATTACCTTGTACTAACCCAATATTACCACTAGCGAATGTTGAGTTAGCGTAACTACCAAAAGAAGCTAAATTACCTTGTACAATATTAAGATTAGTATCAGTAGCAAAAGTTGAATTAGCATAGGTACCAAACGTATCAGATACGCTTTTATTAAAGGTAATTGTAGCATTAGCTCCAGTAATACCATGTACTGCCGATCCAATATTAGTATTAGCTCCTGTAATACCGTGTACCACTGAGTTTACATTAGCAGTAACTAAAGTATGAGTAGAAAATGTTGAGTTTGCATAACTACCAAAAGCAGTTAAATTAGACTCTACTGGGTCTGCTCCACTTCCAGTGCTAAAGGTAGAGTTAGCATAAGAAGCAAACGCAGCAGCGTTACCTTGTACCGTATTAATATTAGTATTTGCACCAGACAACCCAGAAGTGCCAGCAATCTCTGAAGAATGAAGATCTCTTAAGTCTATTTGTCCAATTCTTAACTTTTTCATCTCTATCCTTTATACTTGTTGCGAAGCCGCGTATACATTAGTAATCGCTAAATTACCTACACTAGAAGCAGGGCTATCAGAAGAAAATGGGAATTTATCTATTGTTGCTCTATATCCTATAGGCGCTGAAGGGTTATCTCTTCCCCCTGAGGTGTAGCCGCTAGTTGTAGAAGAAGTACCTGCTGCTGCAGAACGACCCTCTGTCAATCCTGCAACATTTGACTGTCCATTGGTATCAGACGCAAAGGGGAATTTACTGATGTAATTGTTATAAACATTTGGCGGAGTCACTCCACCACTAGCATATCCGTGTGTATCTGAATTTTGACCTGCAGTTGCTTGTACTCTTGTTGTAGGTGCAGCTAAGTTTCCGATATTCGTTGAGTTAGTATCAGACGAAAAAGGAAACTTATCAATTACCGAAACACCCGCAGAATAACCGTTTGTATCGCTAGAAACTCCTGCTCTGTTATTAACAGTGCTGGTTAATTCTCCTATATCTAAAGCAGAACTATCTGAACTAAAGGGGTATTTACTCATTGTTGTACTATGTCCTACTGCATATCCATGTGTAGGAGAAGTATGTCCAGTTCCGTAATACTGAGGAAAAGCTAGTTCACCAACATCAGCTGCGTTTGTGTCTGAACTAAAAGGAAATTTATCTATAGTATCTACAGTACCTCCAGGATTAGTGCCTCCAGCAGCATAACCATGTGTAGAGGAGGACGATCCCATAACTCCATATTTGGTCTCAGTTCTATCGCCTACGTCTGTCGCATTCTGATCAGTAGTAAAAGAGTATTTATTAATATTATTTATTGCGCCTAGTGTTTGATGGTTTCCTCCAGTACTATAGCCAGAAATCTCTCCTTGGTAAGGCTCAGGAGAAGCGCCGCCGCCTCCTCCTCCACTACTACTAGAAACTCCTCCTAAACTAAAGAAGTCAAAATGTCTAACTTCAACATTAGATCCGGCAATTAAAGGATCTGTGTTAGAAACTGTTAAAGTAGTAGAATTAACTGAGTATTCTGTCGGATTTAACAATAATCCATTGATACTAACTAGTAACATATTAGCATTAGCAGCTGCTTTTGCTATACCAAATGAGTTAGCAGTGCCATCTGTTGCTATCACTTGAGAAGTAACATTACTCATTTGAGTGGTAATCGTTACTGTTTTAGAAGTTGTATTAGCAGCTAAATTAATGCCGTCTCCTGCTCCGAGTAGAATAGCTGTATTAGCTACTAAAGTACTTCCTACATAAACCTGAGTATTTCCTGATCCAGTAGAAAATGTGGTATTAGCATAAGAGGCGAATGCAGCAGCATTACCTTGTACCGTATTAATATTTGTAGTATTAGTTGCTGCATTACTAGAAACTGTATTTAAATCTGTATCTGTTGCAAATGTTGTATTGGCATAAGTACCAAACGTATCAGATATAGTTTTATTGGCAGTAATGCTAGCGTTAGCTCCAGTAATGCCATGTACTGCGGAGTCTACGTTAGAAGAGACTGTGTTTAAATCTGTATCTGTTGCAAATGTTGTATTGGCGTATGAGGCAAACGCAGCCGCATTACCTTGCACTGCGTGCGCATTTCCACTACCAGAAGAAAAAGTAACAAATTCAACACGAGTATTCGCTGCCACATACTGTAGTACCTGGCCATCAGTTGCGTTTGTATTACTAATTTGAGATGTATGTAGTTTATTTAAAGTCACTTTTACCTCTTCTATTTAAATCTCTTTTTATTATAGAATATTTTTATAAGTCTTGCAAATTTTAAAATTGAAGTTACTTTTATTATGCTGTTAGCTCTGCAGTCGGTGGCGTGAATGTTTTATTGTAGATAGATGTACCTTTGATAACTCTAACATTAGAAATGTATCCAATGAAATCATAATTAGGATATCCGTCAGCATGGTTATTAGCACCTATGAGAATTTGATCATCGGTAAAATCTGTTGAAAGAGAAGTATCTGAACCAACTTGTACTCCATTGTGGAATAACCTAGCTGTACCACTTGTTCGTGTGAATGCAATATGAGACCAAACGCCAGCTGAAAGTAATGTATTGCCAGATGCACCTAGTGTACTAATACCCGCCCCACCGGATCCGGTATTAGCTGAAATCTGTAAAGTTGTACCGTACTGATAGATACACCAAGAACCTGAGGTTTGGCCATATATATTATCTGAAACTATAGCTCTATATGCGGTTGTTGTATTATCAGGTTTAATCCACGCTTCAATAGTGAAATCCTCAGTGCCTAAATTTAATGATGAATTATCATTAGTTCTTAAAGCCTCATTAGAACCATCAAAATATACAGAGAACATTCCCGCATAAGGTCCTGCCTGACCTGCTAGTGGGGTACCATTTTCAGTAATAGTTTGTAATCCCGCACCATCTGTCGTTGCTGTTGACGAATGACAAGCTATTAACTTAGTATTAGCTTGATCTGATGATGTTAATGTTTTTCTTGGTGAAATAAACGGATATCTAGAAAGATCTTTTGTGATTCTAAAGTCTTCAAGATAACCATTAAACGAATAACTTCCTCCTCCCCAATCACCGATTCTTGGGTCATATGTACTTGGAGTTCCTAATGTAGCAGAAGAAGTAGTAGTTCCGTCTTGTACTCCGTTGACAAATTGCGTGAAAGTGTTCCCATTTCTAACTACAGCAACATGGGTCCATGTACTAGTAGATATTGCAGTTGATCCTTGTACTGTAATATAGCTATTAAAATTGTCTCCATCATTAAAATAACTTTCTAAATGACCATTAGAATCTATACTAAACTGATATGGGTAACTGTAAGAATAAATGTAATTACTATTTTTATGTGCATTTACGTAAACCCACGCTTCTATAGTAAAATCTCCACTTTCCATTTGTAACAAGGCATCATCAGATAAGCTGAGATAATCGCCTGTACCATCAAAAGCAATTGATGATGATGCATTTTTAGTTTGAGCTGTTGATGATTTAGCATTACCATTTAATATTAATGGACTATCAATTCCAGATGCGTCAAAAACATTAGGTTGTGTATTACATGTTAGAAGACTTGTATCATCAATTTTAGCCAAAGCAGATGTTGGAGGGGTGAACGCTGAAGTATATACCGCTGATCCTTTAACTATTCGTGCGTCAGCTATATACCCAGTAAATGGCTGATCTCCATTTGCAGCCCCGGCTCCAATTGATTGACTAGAGCCCATATCATATACACTAAAGGAAATGGTAGTACTTATTTTTTGTACACCATTTACATAAAACTTAAAACTGCTTCCACTTCTAACAGCAGCAATATGTTGCCACTCATTTAATTTATATGAAGCTGAAGATTCATCTACAATTCCCCATGATCCACTACCGCTAGCAACTAATACGGAAAATACTCCAGAGCTTTTTATTGCTATTGCTACTCCAGAATAATTAGAACCAGTTGCGCGCTTGTAAAAAATTGAGTTGTAGGTATTTGGTGCTGAAGTTGGATAAATCCAGGCCTCATATGTAAAGTTTGATGATCCCGGTTGCAATGATGCATCATCCGCAGCTGTTAAATAATCTCCAGTACCATCAAAGTATACTGATGCGCCATGGTTAGACACATTATACGCTAAATAATCGTAAGGACCAAATCTTTCAGTTTTAGTATTACCAGCTACTGTAATAGTGTGAGCATTAGTAGACCCGTCGCCGATAAAAGGAGCATGGCATGTGAGAAGTTCTACTTCACTAGCAGTTGCTCCTTGACTAGTTGTTGTTAGAGGTTCTGTTGCTGGTGTGAAAGTTGCTGTATACAACGCAGTGCCTTTTACAATACGAAGATCTTTAATATATCCTTGATGAAATATAGTATCCTGACTATATCTTGCCCCTATTGTGGTTTCAGTTGAAGAAGTGCTATAGTTAGTAGAATCAGTTTGTGTATTTAATAGTTCGCCGTTAATGAAGAAGTAACCTGTAGTACCTGATCTACAATAAGCTATGTGTAGCCACTTATTTTGAGCAGACCATTTATTAGTTCCTGTTGAATAAGTATTACTTGATCCAGTATACCACTGTATTCTTCCTCCATTAGTAGAATCTCTAAATAGCCCCCAGTTTGCAGTTCCTCCTCCTCTTGTGTCAATTAATGCAATGCCACCAGGAGCAACTGTATGATATACCCATGCTTCTACTGTAAAATCACCAGTTCCAAATGCAATACTTGCACCTGGATTATATGATAAATAATCTCCTGTACCATCAAAATAAACACTATATCCACCAGGATGATAAGGTGTAAACGATTGAGCTACAGCATTACCATTTACAGTAATTGAGTGATCGTTGTCAGATGCATCATTGATAGTAGTATTAGTACCATCATTACCAGATGCTTTAGCTAAAAATACTGTATAAGAGGATTCTGATATTAAAGTAGGGCTAGAAGCAGCAGCGACAAAACGAGGATAGAATCCTCCTGCAGATAACAAATATGCCTCTTGAGAACCTAATCGACCCCCGAAGTCAGTATTTTGCTTAAACTTTCCTATGACGCCTCTGTTACCCATCATTGTTAACTTATTTCCTCATAAGAGCACACAACTCTAGCAGCTGAATTAGCATTAGCGTTAATTCTTAATGCATCTCCCTCTTCAAGATATAGCGGCAATGTTTTGTCAAAAGGTGTAAATGAAGAATTTGTGGATACTACCACATTATTTATTAGTTCATAGGGATTCGAGTCTCTTAAAACGTCAGTGGTAATTGCCACATTATCACTATTATTTATATTAGAAACTATAATTGTATTTAATTTAAAAACCTTTCCACTCGAGCCTGGATTAGCAACAAGACTAGTAGCCGCAGTTGTAACGTTGGCTACCGCCAGCTTACCCGTGATGGTGGATACGTTCACTATATTAGGTGCGGCCATTTATATATCTCTCCTTTTAGAATCCGAAAATCATAGCCATTGCGATTGATTTTCCTGTTGTAATACCACTACTACCGCTGCTGGCACCAGTAGATAAATGTCTAGCTTCTACTTCTATGCCTGCGACTAGTGGATTAGTATTATTAAGTGTTAATGTAGTGCCTGATACAATATAATCATCATTTGGTTTTTGTACTAGACCTCCTAGGGTAACAAGTACGTTATTAGCTTCATTCTCAGTCTCACTTAAAGTAAATGTATTAGATGTTGCAACTGTAGTAAATTGATCACTTGCTAGGTTTGCAGAAGATCCTGCTGCAAAAGTTGAATTAGCGTATGACCCAAAAGCATCTAAGAAACTCTTGTTAGTGGTGATTGTAGTATTAGCTCCCGTTAATCCATGAACTATCGAATTTACATTAGCAGTAACTAAAGTATGCGTAGAGAAAGTAGTATTAGCATACGACCCTAAAGCATGTAGATTAGCCTGTACTGAATCAGCACTACCACTAGCTCCAGTGCTAAATGTTGCATTTGCATAAGAGGCAAATGCGGCTGCATTTCCTTGTACAGTATTAATATTAGTAGTGTTAGTAGCTGCGTTACTAGAAACTGTGTTAAGATTAGTATCAGTAGCAAAAGTTGAATTAGCGTAGCTTCCTAAAGTATCTGAAATACTCTTATTAGCAGTTATGTTAGTATTAGCGCCAGTTAAGCCATGAACTACTGAGTCTACATTAGCAGATACAGTATTAATATTAGTATCAGTGGCAAAGGTTGAGTTGGCATACGAGCCAAAAGTATCTATAATACTCTTATTAACTCCAATATTAGTATTTGCTCCAACCAGTCCATGAACAGCTGATCCTATATTAACATTTGCTCCGGTTAGTCCATGAACAGCTGATCCTATATCAACATTTGCTCCAACTAGTCCATGAACTGCAGAACCTATATTAACATTCGCACCTGTTAATCCATGTGATACAGAAGCAGCATTGCTAGAAACTGTATTAAGATTAGTGATAGTAGCAAAAGTTGAGTTAGCGTATGATCCGAAATGATTAACATTATCAGTTAATGAGTCTACACGTGGGTCACCACCACTTACTGTAGCGAAAGTCGAGTTTGCATAAGAAGCAAATGCGGCTGCATTTCCTTGTACAACATCGATATTAGTAGTGTTAGTAGCAGCATTACTAGACACCGTATTTAGATTAGTGATAGTA